GCTTTGGCTTTCGCCTTGGCCTTCTCCGCAGCATCAGCTTTATCTTGGATTTTCTTTAGTTCGGCTTCGGCTTTTTTCTCATCAACCTCAGCTTTCTGCTCTGCGGCAGCTTTCCGGTCAGCGGCTCGTGCTTCATTGGCCTCCCTCCGTTCCGCTGTACGTTTCGCAACTTCATCAGCCTTGGCTTTTTCCTCAGCTTTTGCGGCCTCGTCAGCTTTCTTTACTTCAGCCGTGGACAACTTCTCCATCCATCGTTTAGAGAAACCTTCCTCAGTATCGACTCTGAATTTGTCGCCACGAAATCTGTAGATATTTCTGTAGAAACCGTTTGCTGTAGCCTTCACCATGAACATAAAAGAATCTCCTAAAAGTTATCCGTTTTTAATTACCGATTACCCCACGGGTTATCGCCACAACCAATACCCGCTGTCATCTTGCCGACAGTCGGCGCAGAGCCAACAACGGTGAAGACAAGACGAAGATACTGCTCGTCCGTTTTCCACGGGATCATGCGGATCGCTGGCTTGTCACCAGTCACCAACTGCGCCAGAGTACGAGACTCAGAGTAGACAGTCGTTGCAGACCCGAAGGCAGCATTGTCGTCTTTCTCTAAAGCAATCGTTAAACTGGTAAGGTTGTCAAAATCTTCGACACACTGGATGAACAGAGGGATACAAGAGTTTCCCTTTTCATCAACAATGTCATAGTCGGAATGAATCCACCGACCCGGCGCACCAAAATCAATCACGTTCGTTGAATTTGCGGTACCCGTAATTGCCTGCGCATCGGAAAAGATTTCTTCCAAGCTCAAGATAGTCATAATCAATTCTCCTGATTTAAAATATTTAAAAGTTCAAACTACCAAGCCGCACTAGCGGTTATCAGGTAATCTGCGCTTCAGTTTCTACGATCTGATCCAACTGACGGATTGGCATTCCTTCGTAGGTCAAAACATCCTGACCAGCGATCTGCCGTGGTTCGAGGCGAACGTAGTTGTCCGATGCCCCACCGTTACGAGCGAGTCTGCGCAGAATCTTCAGCACGTTCTTGGTGCAGTAGATAACCGTGCGGCCTCGTCCGAAGTTGCCGTCCATGCCACCACCAACGCCATTCGCACCATTGTCCAGAGTACGGATACCGTGAATCTGGTAGTAAGCGTCTTCCATCAGATCATAAAGATCGGTGGAGCCAGCCAACATGGTGGATACGTCAATGTTTGCGATACGGCAATTTTTCCGCCAATCGTTTACAGTCACGCCTGCGTGCCATCGGAAAGTTTCTTCCAATGCGTAGTAAGCGTTTCCATTTGCATCGAGGACACGTTGCTTACCATGATCTTCTCTCATGATTCCAGCGTGGGAACCTTTGGGATAAATCATACAGGTTGCGTCCAGACCCCATGTGACAAACCAGATCGAGGTGTTATCCGATCCAGTACCACCACCATCAATAATCTGGGAGCCAGTTTCGGCAGTCAGACTGTTGTAGCGTGGAGCCAGCCCTGTGATCTTTTCAGGATTGGAGTCCTGATTCTCGTACATAACCGCACGAGCCATCTCCTGAGACATTGACTCAAGATAAGCCTGTGCTTCCTGCAAACGGAATGCGCCAAGGTTCGGCTCGACTTCAGCCAACCGAGCATCAACCGTTGATCGTCCTTCAACGAATCCAGTTGAGTCAGTAACCTGCGTGCGCTGTGCTTTCCCGTTCGGGATACCCTGATACAACTTGCCCCACGTTACCGCAGGAAGTCCACTCAGGATCGTATGCTTGTGCTGCTTGCCCTCGTTACACTCTCGTGTTACAGCGTCTTCGAGGATCGGATTCGTTTGCCGCAGCATGTTGATAATATCTGCGACCTGACCACTCTTGGTTTTGCCTTTGTAAATATCAGCCAAGCCAAGGAAGGTATTGCCGATGGTAGCCATAAGCTATTTCTCCTTTTACTTTTTGCCGTGAGGTTTAGGCTTTGTCGTTGCCGTCTTCCCCGTACCAGCGGTTTTCAATAGTTTCGCTTCCGCCATCACCACCCCCACCGGAGTTGGTTTTGCCTTCCACGAATTTCTTACCCACGTTAAAAAGAAACGATTGAAAGTGCGGGTTGTCCATCCAGCCGAATTGCTCACCCATCTTAACGAGGTCTGGTGATCCAAACTCGGTGAGCGCATTCATCATCACTCCCTTGTTCTCTTTGTACTGCGCACCACCAAACTCTTTGTGATTCTCCGACTCTTTCTTCCACCCTTCTCTTACCGTTTCCCATGCTTCTAGCTGCGAGTCTTTAGCCGCTTGAACTTTCTCGGCATACATGCTGACCAGAGCTTGATCTCGATCTTTGCCGGACAACTCTTTGTTGTTGGCAACCTTCAAGAACTCATCCATCATTCCTGTGTCCAACTCCATACCCTCTGGAATCTCGAATGATTCAGCCGTGTAGACATCGCCTTCCTCATCACCGTCTTTGGCTTTACCTTCATCGTCACCCTCAGTCTCTTTGGACTTATCGGTGTCCAATGGTTCCTTGGCTTTACCTTCTTCGGTGCTTTCTTCTCCTGCTTCACCTTCGCCTGCTTCTCCGGTTTCACCACCTTCAGCGGCTCCTTTTCCAGCGTCACCACCACCAGTATCTCCAGCATCTTCAGCAAACATCATCAGGTTTAGCAGTCGTTCGATTAACATAAATTTCTCCTGTTAAATTTTAGGTAACTTCCACAACGCTTGATCCCACCTGTCGCCACGAAAGTGTGAAAACTTTTCATTGAAGCCTTCAGCCTTGCGCCCTTGCTGCGCAGCAATAGCCATCAGCATTGCGTATTCTTCAATCATCTTCCTTTTCTTCGGAGGCATCATCTTCTTCTTCCTCAAATTCATTAAAAGCTTTGGCTCTGATCTGAAGCATATTTAAAAATTCTTTTGGTGATGCCTGCATAATCCAGTCGTGAATATCCACGCCTACATCTCGTGATCCTTCACACCGGGCGAGATACAACGCATCATTCCCCGGAACCTTGCCCATCAACTTGGTCATCTCTAGGATTTCCCAGAGAACATTCTTTCCTTGATCGGTGGCGAGAACGTCCTTCATGTCAGCCATGCGTTGACGCTCAAACTTCTTCGCCTTCTTTTTATTTTTCTTTTCTTCTGTTTCAGCGTCCCAACTCATCCACCAACTCCTAAGACATCGGTTAATACATTGCCGCCAGTGGTGTCAGTCTCACTCAGCGTCTTAGCCGCATCAGCACCACTCGCCACAGCCTGTTGCATGTTTGCTTGATCTGCCTGCTTCTGCTTGCCCTCCCTGATGCCCTCAACCTTGTCATCAGAATTGACACTCTTATTTGGTACTCCAAGGTCATCAGCCATTTTCTCAGCAATCTCATCACCGTTCACCTTGTCAACAACATATTCAAGTCCGGGGATCGCACCCATGTTACCCACGAATCCAACCCATCGCTCGGTAGCACCAGTCGTCACCATCTTCTGTGCCTGTGCGAGAACTGAAATGTATTCGACCTTCATCTCGCCGTTGGTGATAAATTCTTGAACCTCTTTGGGAGGAGGAGGTAGCACCATGAAATCTGTGAATCCTTTCCATCCCGGTTCGGAGGCACGCACCAACATGCTGACCGTCCGTTTAATCAGCGGATCAAGCAATTCGTTGTTTAAGTTTTCAAGGACAGGGCCAAGCTGCAATAATTTTTCTTCATGCTTCTGTGCCACCTCAGTCGCCGTAGCACGCTGTAGTCGGTTGTCGTTCGCCAGCATGAGGAACAGGTCAACATAAAACGCTCGGTTGATTCGCTCCTCAGTTGACTTGATCTTCATCTCCAGTTCTTGAACACGAGGATCAACCTGATAGATTGCCCGGAAAGTATTGTTCGGATCATCACTGAAGTTATTTGCACCCGGCAACAGGCTGACCTGAATGTTCTTCAATGAGGTCGGAGCTATTGTCGGAGGCGTGACCATCTTCGCTATCGCCTTGCCCACTTCACGCTCTTGCACCTGTAACGCATTTGAATCACCCAACCCATCCATACCGGGACTGTTCCCGTAGGTGTCACCCGGTTTTGTGTCCCACCGTGGAGCGTGGACTGGGAAATCCCTGTAGCCTTTGATCGCAAGATACCCATCCCCTTCGTTGCGTGCCGATGTTTCATAAACCACTGATCTCCATTTAAAGATTGATGGGTCAGGCATCTCGAAGCTGTCAAGCTGTCGGATGTTTGGTTCGATGATATGCTTGAGGTCGATGTACGAGGAGTAGTTGCTGGAGTTATATAAACTGCGAACGTGGTTCGTCACATTCTCCCATCCAAACTCGTCAATGACTTGGTAGACCGTCCTCTGGTATTCACGCCCAAAGGTATCGACCTTCAGCTTGCCATTGATGTCCAGATAGTATTCGCCAACCGTGAACGGCATGAAGCTCGTAATGTTCTCGAAGTCTTCATCCTGAATCATTGCAGCCGTACCGATGACTCCAAGTTCTTCGTAGATGTTTGGCAGGACTCGATACAATCCAGCCTTCTCGAAAACTCGATACACTGTGGTATCCAGAATCTCGTACCACGCACGCATCTGATCGTTTCTTGCCAGATCATAATCAGGAGCAGCAGTCTTGAACCAAGGCCGTGCCGGGGAAGTAACGCCTGACATCAGACCAGCACGCAGAGTTCGCTTGGCAAACAATGGCGTGTTGTTGTTCAACTGGTTTTGCTTCGTGCCTTTGTTGCGATCATTGGAATCAAACTTGCCACGCCGGGGCATGTAATTCTTGACGAGGTTCTTCTCATGCGTTATCCACGATGATTTCTCATTGCGAAACTGCTGGAACCTGTAGTCAAAGAAATCTCTAGCGTTTTTATTGATCGGCGTGGAGTGCTTACCACCTCCACCGCCGCTGGTGTTCTTATCCTGCAAGGCCATGTTAGCCATAGTATTTTTACTTACTCAATAACCCAGTGGTTGCGGTATCGACAGGAGCCATGATGCCACGAGGCCCGGTTAATTGTGTGGACTTCGCACCTTGCAAATTCCGTTGTCTCGTATCAGTCTCACGCTTTGCGGCTTTCACCTGTGGCGTTGCTTGCTTCGCTACTTCAGGTGGAGGCGGAGGCGGAGGAGGCGGAGGTAACGGCTTTGGCATTGCAGGAGGAGAGGATGACATACACATGATCTTATTTCCTTGCGAAAGGATTGAGAAAATGACAAGCGATCTTTGTTCGCTGCCAGTATGAGAAATTTGTAGGGGTGAACATTTGGTGGATACGGTTGGCATACATTGGAATGATTACATCCCACCCACGTTGCGGCACGCCGTATTTATGCAGGACTTCATCAGCTTGCTCTGCAAAGGCTTCATCCCATACCATGCCCTTGAGTTTTGCGACATGATCTTTTGCGTGATTGTGATCGTAATTCATAATTTTTTATCTCCTATTAATTTTAGTAACACGATGCCACAATTTGTGTCAATTAGGCATTTTCAACTATTTAACCCGGTACAATGCGCCAGTCTATTGCTACCAAGTCCACATGAGGTGCAGTCCAGACTTCAATCGTCTCGTCATCGTTCCTTCTCAGATCAATGTGAGGCAGGTATTCGATCTCTGTTCCCAATGGATATATCGTTGAGAGAGGAGGTCGGTTGACCTTGAACGTAGAGCCGGGAACGAGGAATATGAACTGGTCACGATCCCATCCATCCCTTCTCACCTTCTTATCAAACTGCATCTCGGCTATTGCATCACCAAAAGTCATATCATTCTCCTAATTAAATACGTTGGGGAAATACCAGAGCTTGTAAGAACAGATTGGGTTGCACGCAAAGTGCTTGCCCACCTGCCAATAACTCTGGCTCATTATTTCTTTGCCGCAGACTCTACATCGCATAGGGATCAAATTGAACGAGAGCAGGTTTCACATAAACTGGATCGCCACATGGTTTCTTCGCAGCATCACCGTGAACCTTGCACCCGCACTTCGCACATTGCAATTTGTTGCCAGTCACCTTCGGAGCCTTCACCCAGACGTGACCGTGAATGTTATTTGATTCGTTCATTTAATTTCTCATTTAATTTCTCATTTAATTTTTCGCTCAAGAAACAACCGAACCAAGAGAAGCAGGCCGATGAATATAACTCCATAGCCAATGTGAACTAAAAAAAATAGCTGCATATTTTAATTCGTGAATCGGTCAAGGTATTCATTCAGTTGGTTGCACTTACAGGGTTGACCAGCGGCATCACAGTGATCGCCTTCGAGCCACGGTTCTTTTGGATGATCTTCACAGACCCACCCCTCGCCTTCGCATATCTCGCAAGACAGATCAGCCTTGTCGATCTCTGAAAGCTTATCAAGCATTTAGTTGTACGGATCAAATTCATGTAGTGCTGGAGCCATCTCACCAACGCCAGCGTCAGACCTCATCTGCCTGATTGATCCCATCGGTACTGC